TAATTTAGCATTAGATACTATGAACTTACTTAAAAGCGTAGGGTTCGGTTATAGAGGTGTTTATTATGATAGATAAACGACTTTTAACTGATACTGTAACTGTAAGTTTGGCAGGAGAAAAAGACAAATGGGGGAAGATCACTTTTAAAGAACCTTTTGAGGTGAAACACGTGAGGTTTGATAGAAGTTCTATAGATAAGACTGCAAACACTCAAAGTTTAACAAATATCACAAGGAACAAATCTGGAACCTTATTTATTTATCCTAAATTTAATAATGTTGTTGTTGATGATAGTTGGTTGCAAGCCAACATTAAAGATAAACACGGAGATTACAAGGTGATTAGTTTTGAAACAAATTACTTTGGAAATAAAGTATTCTCTTATGAGTTAACGGTGATTTAGATGTCACTAAAAGTATCTTACGATTTATCACCTATGGAGCGAAAGTTCGGTCCAGGTAATATCAAAAACACTAGAACAATGGTTGCTAATCAAATAGTGATTGATAGTGAAAACTATGTGCCAAGTGATGGTAAGGGTATTCTAAGAGGAACTGGTCACGCTGATGATGGTAGCGCCATTTGGGGAACGGTATATGCTAGAGCACAATTCTTTGGAACAAACGGAATTGTTAGATTCAGAAAATATACTACTCCTGGAACTGGTAATAAATGGACTGAAAAAGCTTCAAATAGCAACATGAAGAAATGGGAAGAAGTAGCTAAGAAAGGATTAGGAATAAGATGATTAATAACATTGATTTTCAAGATGTACTTTGTGATTATATTAATTCTTTAAATTTACCACTAGTAGCTAGATTAGATTATTTCATTGAATCAGATGATTTAGTAGTTAATTTAATTGCAGGTGGCAAGGTAGAGCGGTTATTTATGGATGGAACTCAAGAAATTAGTTTACCTTTTGAAATTGCCATTAAATGCATGGACAACCAAAAAGCTAACTCGATCTTGTGGACTATCCACACCGCACTATCTGAGTTTAATTTGCAATTACCTAGTGCAAACAACACTTATCGCTTCTTAGGACTAGAGGTTGGAAAGCCAGCAGTTAATGGACGTGATGAGCAAGATTACTTTATCTATACTTTACGTATAGTATCAAAAATTGAAATTGAAGGAGATATATTAAATGGCTAGACAAAAAAACGCATTAAGAAAGCATTTTGTAGCACCTTTTGATAAGGCGAACGCTACAACAGCACCAACAAAAGAACAGTACAAACTGTTAGCAAAATACATTAAAACAGTAAATGATGAAACAGATGAAGATACTGACGATATAGCATGGTATGACGGAGATGGTACACCTGAGGAAACTGTAAAATCAGTAAAAGCTGGTTTCTCATTTGAGGGGAACTTCGATGTAGAAGATGAAGCACAGAAACTAATCGCTGACCTTAGATATAAAGTTGGTGACGATAGAAAAGTATGGTTCAAAGTAGTGTCTTCAGACGGTAAGACAGCGTGGGAAGCAGTAGCAATTGTTTCTAAAATTAAAGCCGGAGACGGTGACGCAAGTGACTTTGAAAACTTTGAATGTACGATTAAGTGGGCAACATTACCAAAACAAACAGCAGTAGCATAATTTAGGAGGATTTAAGCATGGTAGTAATTAAGAAATTTGAAAATACAATTCCAGTTGATTTTGGAGAGTTTGAATTAAGATTTGTAGTGAGTGATGAAAATATATTAAAATTAGCAGAATTAAAAGATTACGCTAAAGAATTACAAGAAAAATTATCAAATCTGAGTGGAACTACTTCAGATTTAAAAACTGTTAAAGATTTAGCGAAAGACTTATGGGTGAAATTATTTGATGAGGATACATTTAACCGAGTATATGATGTATGTGGTAGATCATGTATTCCTACATTTTTAGCAGCAGTTCAAACGATTAAAGGTATTGCTGATGAGATGGAAAATTCAATGACTGTAGATAAATATATCAAGTATCTAGATGTTGACCATGCTTAATTTAGCTTACAAATTAGAAGATGAATTAATCGTTGGTAGTGAAGTTTATAAGCTTAATCTTAGCTTCGATAATGTAATTAGGTTGTTTGATATGCTTAATTCTAGTGATCTTGAAGATTATCAGAAACCACACTTTGCCTTATTAATGTTAACAGGTGAATCATTTGAGAAATACTCAATAGAGGACGTAGTTTTATTTTTAGACGAAGTAATAAAAGAGCATATCAAGAATGAGGAATTTAATTCAGTAGAATATGATTTAGCTGGAAATCCTATGCCAGTTAAGGAAATAGAAGAAGAACAGGAGCAATTATATAGTTTGAAATATGATTCAGACTATATTTTTGCTTCTTTTTTGCAAGCATATAATATTGATTTAATAGAAATGCAAGGTAAATTGCATTGGAGAAAGTTTAACGCCTTATTAAATGGACTTCCAGAAAATACTAAATTTATGGAAGTTGTAAAGATTAGGAGTTATAAACCATCGAAACATGATAGTTCTGAATATAAAGAGCACATGCGAAAACTACAACGTCAATATGAACTTCCTATCAATGATTAGTTTAAAAGAAAGGAGGTTAATATATGGCAGAGGGAAAAGTTAAAATAGATGTTGACTTGAACGAGAAAGGCGCCACCTCTGGAATCGGACGGTTAAAAAGTGCTTTGAATGGCCTTGAAAGTGCTGGAACTAAGGCAGGTTCAGTCTTTAAAAGTGTGTTAGGTGCAAATCTAGTAAGTGCTGGGATAACAGCAGGGATTAGTGGTATTTCTAACGGTATTCGAGGGATGGTAACTGAATTAAACAGTTCAGCGAAAGCTTGGAAAACTTTTGAAGGCAACATGTCAATGATTGGTAAATCTAAGGAAGAAATCGCACAAGCTAAGAGCGTTATGCAAGATTATGCCACCAAGACCATTTATAGTGCGTCAGATATGGCACAAACCTATTCGCAGTTAGCAGCAGTAGGGATAAAAGAAACTGATAAACTTGTAACTGGTTTTGGTGGTTTAGCAGCAGCAGCAGAAAATCCTAAGCAAGCCATGAAGACACTATCTCAACAAGCCACTCAGATGTCGGCAAAGCCAAAAGTAGCATGGCAAGACTTTAAATTGATGTTAGAACAAACCCCAGCAGGTATGGCGGCAATTGCCAAGGAAATGGGGATGTCTTTAGAAGAACTTGTTAAAGGTGTTCAAGACGGTAAAATCAAAACAGAAGACTTCTTTAATGCAATTAAGAAGGTAGGTAACAACGATAGCTTTTCTAAGATGGCAACTGAATTTAAAACTATAGATCAAGCCATCGATGGAGCAAAAGAAAGTTTAGCAGTTAAACTTCAACCAGCTTTTGAGAAGTTTAATAAATTCGGTATTCGAGCAATTACTGGAGTTGTTGAAGCTTTAGAAAAAGTTGATTTTGGAAACTTTGCTGAAAAGTTAGGTAGCTTTCTAGATGGAATTAATATCGAAGGGATTGTTAACGGGATAACTACTTCTATTAGAAATGTAGTCACAGTTGCTAAAGAACTATGGAAAGGATTGAATGATAGCGGAGCAATAAGTGCAGTTTTAAGTGCTTTTAAAAACATTCAAAAGGCAGTAACTAACCTTGTTACAGCTTTGGCAAATAGTGGAGCGATTAGCACATTTGCACATGCATTAGGTTTAATTGTCAACGTAGTAGCTAAGGTGGTTAGTGGCTTTGCTAAATTAATATCTTCACTTCCACCAAGTGTGATTAGTGCCATTGCCTACTCATTGTTAGGTATCGTTGGTTCTATTAAAACTATCAAGTTGGCAACTAAAGGACTTAATTTAATTAAGGGATTAAATCCGTTTAAATTATTCAAGAAAAACGCTACTGAATCGTTAGATGAGGTAACAAAGAAAACTAAAGAAACTAAAAGTACTGTATCGCAAATAATAGAGAGTTTAGGAAAGGTGCTAGAATCAGCAGGTAAAGGAGTAAGTACTGCTGCCAAGGGAATTGGTACTGGTATCAAAACAGCATTGAGCGGTGTTCCGTCCGTTCTAACTGCATTGGGTACTGGAATTTCAACTGCTGCACAAGGTATAGGAACTGGACTTGCTATTGCTTTTAAAGGATTAGGAAGTGCCATTGCAATGGTGCCACCACCAACGTGGCTTGCATTGG